AAGCAAGATGCCAAAGTAATGAAGGGCATGACCCCTAAGCAAAAGGCAGCTTTTGAAAAGGGCGACAAGAAGATGGATAAGAAAAACCCATCTCCTAAAGAAGACCTAAAGATGGACAAGGCATTAGCTAAGAAAGTCAAGGGTAAGAAGTAATGCCTCTTTACCACGTTGTAGTTTCTCTTCCAGCTACTACTAAAACAGCAATTTATACATTACCTAAGGGTGCTACCGCTTGTCATGTGACCATTCAAAACCGAGATACTGTGGCTAGCATGTCTATTGGTGACGACACCCTTGGGGGCGTTAGTGGCGCAAACGCTGGTATTAGCCTGCCTCTTGCAGCTTCTGCTAATGCCCCTACTACTATTCAACTTTGGCTGAATGGTGGAGATACTATTTACGGGTACGCTTCAGCGGCTATGACTAACAGTTGCGTTATTTTAACATCTTACGTAAACACTGCTGGTTCTTAAAAACTAATACGCTGGTTTTTAAAAACTAATACTGATTTAGGGTGCGAAAGCACCCTTTTTCATTTATCCTTATAGTAGTTTCCATGCGGGAACTAAGTAACACAATTGCGCTTTACATTGCTTACTTAGGAGTTTCCATGCCTTCTACATCCCTAAACACAAAGGGTTATTTGACGTTTCAAGGCAAAGAGCAAAAGCGCAATATTTTGCAAATCCTAGGCAAAGCGGTAAAGCATGATAACAGACGAAGATAATTTAGACGAGGCTGCTGCTATCTTAGCTCAAAAGGTTATACCCGACCTTACAGAGCAGCTGCAAGATTCTGCTACTACTGCAGGCTGGCCTGAAGAGGTAATTAATTCATTATCCATAAGATTTGATGGGGAAAACCTTCGGGTGCACTACCCTGAAAAGTTAGCAAACCAAATTGAAGACCTTGAGTATGGGAAAATCTTTGGGCTTCCAAACCCTGCAATTAGACCTTTTATATCCCGTAGTAAAAACTATATTGAAAGCGTAACTGCTGAGGCATTTTTAGACGATTTTGCGGAGCAATTGGAAGGGCTTTTGTAATGGGCAATCCATTTATTATTGCAGAAGACTTGGCTCTTAAAACTCTTTGTCAAGGAATGGTTGTACAAGATGACGCCGCCACCCCACGTCAAGTAAAAGCTTGGTTTGGGTACCCAGATGTTGAGGTTAGAGATCAGATATTCCCATTTGTAACTATTGATCTGATTGACATAGTTCCCGCAAATAATAGACAGTCTTCTGGTATTGAATATGACAGTGACCAACAAGGCACTCGAGCGCCTATTTCTGACAAATCATACTCCTATACAACCCCTATTGCATACGACCTAACTTACCAGATCACCTCTTACGCTCGTCATCCACGTCATGATCGCGCAATCATGTACCAACTACTAAATAAGTTTCCATCAAAGTACGGAAAGCTAGCAGTCCCCAACCAACTTGGTACAGAGACTGCTTACCGCTCTATGTTTCTTGATGGATTTGTAAAAAGAGATACCGCAGATAGCGAAACGGGTAACCGCCGCCTTTTGCGCAATGCTCTAACAGTCAGAATAGTGAGTGAGATGTCGCCATCTGTAGCTCTACAAGCCATTCCATCAGTTCAGACTGTAAAACACACTATCTCGTCCACCCTAACTGGTTACAAATCGGGACACTAAATGCAACTCACGATTAAAACTAAGGAGATAATCTAATGGCATATAACCACCCTGGGGTGTACGTTCAAGAAACGCTAAACCCCGTCGCACCGGGCACCGTACGTAGTTCAGATACTATCGGCGCTTTTGTAGGACTCAATGACCGAGGCCCTACCGTACCTGTACTAGTTAGCTCGTGGAGTAACTATGTAGATACCTACGGTTTATGGAATACATCAGTAAGTAATGACCTTGATCTTGCCGTTTATTTATATTTTGCTAACGGAGGGCGACAAGCTTACATACTTCGTGTAGTAGGGGCAGGCTCCGCTGCAGCAACTAGAAGCCTAACCGATGGTGCAGGAAGCCCGCAAGCTACCCTAAGCCTTACGGCATCTTCTGTTGGAACTTGGTCTGTTAACAGCGGATCTTATTACGGAGTTTCTTTTGCAGTGGATAACAACTCAACCACAGGTAGGTTTGACTTAACTGTGTACTTTGGCGGAATTACCAGCCCATATGTAGTTGAGAAGTATACAGATATGACAATGACAACCACAGACGCTAGATACGCGCCGTCAGTAATCAATGCAAGCTCACGTTATGTAATTGCTGCTGATTTGGGCTCTTCTTCTACTGGTTCTACCCGTAACCCATCTACAGTAGCTGTAGCTTCTGGTAGCTTGACTGGTGGCGCTAATGGAGCTTCAGTCTCTTCAATAACAGACTATAGCGCGTTTGATATCATCACAACTCCGCTTCTAATGAATGTTGCTGGTTGGACAGATTCAACTACAGTAAACGCAGCAATCTCTTACGCGCAAACCCGTACGGATACCTTTGTTATTGTAGATGGTATTGCCCCAAGCTCTACTACAGAAACTACAGCCACTACAACAACTAATCAGCTTACTGCCGTTGGAAACTATACGGCCTCATCTTATGCAGCTGTCTACTACCCACGCATAACAATTAAAGATGTGACTAAAGGCGTTGGGTCTGCTTCAGGATCTACACTTCTTGTAGCACCTGGCGGAGCAGTTGCTGGTCGTTATATCGCAACCGATAGCTACCGTGGGGTATTTAAGGCGCCTGCTGGTCTTCAAGCCAGAGTAGATGGAGCTGTATCTGTTGCACCATTAACAAATGCGCAACTAGATAGCTTGAACTCAGCTAACAAGCCAGTAAATGCTATTAAATTTGTACCAGGCTCAGGAATTGTAATCATGGGTTCACGTACCCTTGATACATCTTATATCACTAGATATGTGCCTGTTCGCCGCACACTTATCTACTTAGAAAAAGCTCTCTCTGATATCACTCAATTTGCTGTCTTTGAGCCAAATGATTCAAGATTGTGGCGTCGTCTGAACGCAACTGTTTCAAGCTTCTTGACTACTTTTTGGTCACAGGGCGGTCTTAATGGAGCAACACCACAATCTGCTTTCTTTGTAAAAGTAGATAGCACAATCAATACGCAAACAACTATTGATAATGGAGAAGTCCACATCGAAGTTGGTGTTGCACTACAGCGTCCTGCTGAGTTTGTTGTAATTAAAATTGGTCAGTTTGACGGTGGAACCACCGTTACTGTGGCGTAAGGAGAGATAATAAAAAATGGCACTATCAACAGACAGCGTAATCAATAGGTTTTCCAGCCTTGCAACTGACCCTTTACGTTCGTTTCGGTTCATTGCAGAGTTTAGCGATCCCGCAGCAAACGGCGATCCTGTATTTGATACCAGAATAACAAGCACCGCCGCCGCCAAAGCTAGCGCAACTGCGGGTACATCTAGCGGTTTTATTGGTGGATTTATGTCCATCAGTGGACTTAATATCACAACGCAAGCGATTCAATACCGCGAGGGTGGGTATAACACCACAGTGCACCAGATACCGGGAATGACTACATTCACCCCTATCACAATGCAACGTGGAGTTCTTTATGGAAACGATCAAGCCATAACTTGGATGCGCGGCTTATTTGCTGCAGTGTCCGGTGATGGTATAGCAGCTGGGGCATCAAATAGCAAAGGTTATCGCGTAAATATTAAAATTTATGTGATGGATCACCCTAATGCTGCGGCTGATAACATTCCAAGAATTGGGTTTGATATTAGAAACGCTTGGATAACACAGCTAAGTTATACAGACTTAAACGCTAATGACGGGGCAATTTTGTTTGAGTCCTTAAACCTTGTACATGAAGGTCTTTCGGTGTTCTTTACTGATAGCTCCTACGCACCAACAAACAGCCGAAACCTAGCCTAAAAAACTATAAAGGAGTATAAATCGTGACACAAATTATAACCGATGCAGAACTTGTATCAAAATACGCTCAAAAAGTTATGGAGGAGCCTGAGCAGGTAATTAAAACTCAGGCTCCCTCTGAAACAGAAGTAGAGCTTCCTGGAGGATTTATTCTTCCTAACGGAGAGGTAGTAAAGAAAGCAGAAGTAAGAGAGCTTACCGGTGCAGACGAAGAGGCAATTTCAAAAGCTGGATCAACAGCAAAATCATTAAACGTTTTGTTACAACGTGGTTTAGTAAAAATTGGAGATAACGAAGCGTCTAAAGAAGATTTAGATACTTTATTAGCTGCAGATAGAGATGCAATTTTACTAGGTATTCGTAAAGTTACTTTTGGAAAAGTTGCTTCTTTTGTTATTAGATGTATTAGTTGCGCACACGAACAGACTACGGAAGTTGATATAGAAGAAGATGTTCCGGTAAAAAGTCTTACAGACCCTATTGCAGATAGAGTATGGGAGATTGATACTAAAAAAGGTGTTATAAAGGTAGCTCTCCCAAATGGTATTACTCAAAAACGCCTTATGGATAATATGGATAAAACTTCTGCTGAGATTAACACGATGTTGCTAGCCGGTTGCATTATTTCAGTAGATGGCGCCCCATCTATTGGCGCTCAAACAGCTTTATCACTTGGCTTATCAGATAGAACAAAGATTGTTGACCAGATTTTAGAACGTAACCCAGGCCCACGCCTTGGGGAGGTGAAGAAGGTCTGCAAGGCATGTGGAGAAGATATTAACCTACCACTTAGCCTTGTTGATTTGTTTCGCATATGAATACGGGTCATACGAGAGCTTGTTAGATGAGTACGAGGTTTTAACAAGGATATTTACTGGCTGGACCTTGGCAGATATAAAAGGTCTATCTGTAAGGGAACGAAAAAACTGGATTGAAAGAAGTCAACGTAGAGGTAGGAGGTAGGCAATGGGTAGCAAAGAATCTCTAAACATGGGGTCAGGCACTAACCTTATTAGCAATCTTAAATCTATGTTATCAGGGTTAACTCAACAAGTATCTGGCTTAGGTTCTGCAATGCACACATTGCATGGCGCTTCTTCTGGGTCCTCTGCTGGAGGAACCCAAGTAGCCCCTAGTCCAGTATTTAGCAGCGCGCCTGGAATTGTTCCTATGTCTGCGTCACAAAGTCAAAACAAAGTTGCAGCGGGCCCT